CCAGTGATCTGGGGCGATTTGTGTTGCTCTGGTGTCAGACCAGGGCCACAGGTATGGCCGATCAGAAAATGATCGACATTAGCTATGAGAAATTCATAGCTACAGTTACACAGCCGGGTCAGACTGTGAAACTAAATCCTGCCATATTAGGCAAGATCACCGAACCCTGCAAGAGGGTAGACGGTAAATCCGGCAAGGTATCTGTCGGAACAACCTCGTGCTTAGAAAGTACGAGGAGCATGGGAGGCAAAACAGCCTTCCTGAGCACCCTAGCCAGACATAAGTCGGTCAGGGCTGAGTACGATTTTCGTACTCTCGAGGCGACGCCAGTTGCGCCGCGTCCGGTCAGATCTGCGAAAGATCTGGTCCATTGGGCAATATATCAATTATTGCACCATCCAACCTACACATCTTGTGTTAGGTTGCACGGAGTTGCTGAGCCATCAAAAGCTCGGACAATTACCGTAGCACCTTATGCATATCAGGTGCTTATGGGAGTATTTGCTCACATATTTCAGCCGTCGTTAACATCGCGGCAGATTAAGTCAGGCTTAAAGGCCGACCGACATCTGTGGAGATTTCTCACTGATGTTCTCAACCCACAAAATACTGAGTGGGGGGAGTTGATAAACAATAACACTGTTTATGCGCTTTCGACAGATTTATCGGAAGCTACAGATTTTGGCAACAAGGATGTTGCAAGACAAATCTGGCACAGCCTCATTGAAAGGGCTGAGAACCCAGAGTTTCCTCTGGGTTTAGCACTGCTCGCTAAGAGCAAGTACTGCGGGAAACGCTTTGCGTTCGTCCCGTCACAACTGGGTTACCAGTTGGTTGTCATGCAGCGCGGCTGGATGATGGGTGATATGATGACTAAAGTCATACTCACACTCGCACATCAATATTGTTGCGAGAAATCGGGCCTGAGAGTTTATACTCTCGTAGGCGACGATGAGATCGCTCTAGAGAACGATCCTGAGAAACTGCATAAGCATATCTCAACCTTGAATGAAATCTTCAAGGTATCTGAGCTTGATACATTCGTATCATCTCGGATGGCTTTCTACTGTGAAGAAGGAAGCCTCGTGCCACAATCTGTGCACGATACCCCTCACGTGCAAATGAGGAGGGGCCACGACCTTTTCTACTTGGACTATCCAAGAATAAGGTTGTTACTACCTCAACCGAGTGAGGTAGATGCCTATTCTATGACTAACATAGGAAGGTTTAGTCTCTTGGGTAAAGAGACTAGGTGGGTTGCAAACAGCAACCCACGAGCTAAAAGGTTTTTCGACCAAGCAGCTCTCCTACAGCACATTTTAGTGCCGCAGGAACCGGACTGTATAAGTCCTTACACCCCAATAGAAATTGGAGGTGATGGTGCCTACCCAATGGATGGTAAGCACATGTTGCGAGTAATTGAGAACAAATCTCGCAACCCCCGGGAAACTAAGTACCGGCTGTCAGCCCTGCTCAATGGCAGATTTGGCTACAAATTCGTTCGGTCGAACCGAACGGACAAGGTGGTGCATAAACACCATCTTTACCTTCCAAAATTGGAAGGCATGAAAGCACTTTTACCGCCTGAGGCGGTGGTGGTTCCACGTGATCAAAACCAAAGGACTTTGATCAACTCACTAAAAATAGATATGTTTAGTGATCCGCAATCTGTATTCTTCGAGATTGCAAAGGGACTGTATTACCAGTCTCTGCTACGGGGTCAAGATCCCGTAGAGCCGATCTTCTCTATTGAAAAGAAGTTCAGCGAGGGGAGGACAGAAGATCCTCACCTAGACTATGATCTGTTCATGCAGACATGGTCAAATCCTGGATTTAAGTTCCAGAATGATTGGGGTTATGTGGTCGATAAAACCAAAATCCCAATGTTGAACCCAATGAACTTAGGGTTCGACTGGTCTTCTTATGTACCAGAGAAGACACGCCTCAAAGGTTACTTTGAGGACTGGCTGAGGGATAACAGTGACTTGCTCACTGAGTCCCTACCAGACCTTATCTCCCTTATAAGGGAAGATAAGCCGCTACCCAATAGGGTAGTCAACAGACTCAATTTATTTATGGAGTCTGACTCTTATTTGCTCCACGTGTTACCACGTGATTGGGCAGATAAGACGGAGGTCGGGGTTGTGACCCGAGACCAACGACTCTCGCTTCTTATAAAGCGAAAGTTGGACGCATGGAATACGTCCATACCACATAGAGTTGTCTGTGTGGATCCTGCCATGTATATGATTGGCAGGGCCTTCGAGGTTATACCCGAAGACACGCCGCTCCTTGAAGACCCAGGAGCGATGCTTCATGTGGACTACAATGAGTTCACTGATGGGATGCCTCATGATGAGGACATCTGGGATAGAGAAATTACTATCCGAACTACTGCACGGGGTGCAGTAATTATGACTACAAAGTAGTCTCGTCACATTTGATCTGTGATAGATATATGACGATTCGGGGCTTTGCC